GACCAACGCGCAGCTTGGATCGGTGGGCGCGTGGATCGAGGACGCAGCGAGCGGCACCGTGCTGCTCCAGCAGGCCGAGCGCGAGGGCCTCAACGTCCACCCCATCGAGTCGAAGCTCACCTCGCTCGGCAAGGATGCACGCGCGGTCAACGTGAGCGGCTACGTCTACAAGGGGCAGGTGAAGATCAGCAAAGCCGCCTACGAGAAGACCAGCGTCTACCATGGCCGCACGCGCAACCATCTCTGGTATCAGGCCACCGGCTACCGCGTCGGGCAGGGCACCACATCGGACGAGGATGAACTGTTCGACTGCTTGTGCTACGGCGTCGAACTCGGCGTCGGTGACAACTCGATGTACCTGACATAGGGTCTCGCGCCATGCGGCAACTGCTGATCGCTGGGCCATCTCGTCCCGCACCACCGGGCTTTGCCGCCGTGGCGATGGGACCGGGCTGCATCTTCTACGCAAGCGTCGCGACGATGCGCCAAGGCGTCGAGATGGTCGAGCGCGAGATCGCCGAGGGAAAGCTGGTGCTGCCCGTGGGCGTGTCACCGGCGCAGATGACGATCAACCAGCAGGCTTGGGCACTCGCTCACACCTGCGTCGCTGGGAGGGCGTAGATGTCACAGATCGTGGTCTCGTCCTCACTGGGCACTGCGCTCACGCAGATGCTGACCACCAACGACGACATCATCCCCGGCTTCGCTCCATCCTACGAACTGTGCAAGCAGATTTACCTGTTCCACCCGCTCGGCGCCAAGATCGTCGAGAAGCCGCTGGAGATCGCGCTCGCCGAGGCGCGCGAGATCAGCATCCCGAACTCGCCCGAGAGCCGCGTGCGCGAGGCCTTCGAACAGGAATGGGACACGCTCAGGGTCGACGGCCACATCGAGAACATCATGCGGCAGGCCCGCATCTACGGCATCGCCTCCATCGCCTGCCTTGAGGAGGGCGTGCCGGTCCAGAAGCCGCTCGACTACACCAAGCTCTATCAGCAGGCGATCAGCTTCAACGTGTTCGATCCGATGAACACGGCGGGCTCGCTGGTGCTGAACCAAGACCCGCTCAGCATGGACTTCCAGCACACCACCGAGATCAGGGTTCAGGGCCAGACGTTCCACCGTTCGCGCACCGTGGTGATGCTGAACGAGAGCCCGATCTACATCAGCTTCACGCAGTCGGCGTTCGGCTTCGTCGGTCGCTCGGTCTACCAGCGTGCGCTCTACCCGATGCGCTCGTTCATCCAGACCATGATCGCCGACGACATGGTGGCGCGCAAAGCCGCCGTGCTGGTGGCGAAGATGAAGCAGGCCGGCAGCGTGGTGAACAACGCCATGCTCAAGATGTTCGGCATCAAGCGGTCCATCGTGAAGGAGGCCGAGAACGGCAACGTCATCGGCATCAGCCCTGATGAAGATGTCGTGTCGCTCAACTTCCAAAACCTTGATGGGCCGATGGGTCTTGTCCGCGAGAACATCATCAAGAACATCGCGAGCGCATCGCGCATGCCCGCCAAGCTGCTCACCGAGGAGACGTTCGCCGAAGGCTTCGGCGAAGGCAGCGAAGACGCGAAAGCGGTCGCGCACTACATCGACGGCATGCGCGACGAGATGAAGCCGCTGTTCGACTTCTTCGACAAGGTCTGTCAGCACCGCGCATGGAACCCCGAGTTCTACAAGACGATCCAGCGCGACTATCCAGAGTACGCCAAGAAGACCTACGAGCAGGCGTTCTACGAGTGGAAGAACAGCTTCGAAGCCAAGTGGCCCAGCCTGCTGAAGGAGCCCGACAGCGAGCTTGTGAAGGTCGACGAGGTCAAGCTCAAGGCGGTGATCTCGTGGGTGACGACGCTGCTGCCGATCCTCGATCCCGAGAACAAGGCGCGCGTGATCGAGTGGGCGACCGACAACTTCAACGCGCTCCAGTTCCTGTTCGACAGCCCGCTGGTGCTCGACTACGAGGCCATCGCGTCGGAGGCCGAGGACCAGAAGAAACAGCAGGAGCAGGCGCAGCAGCAAGGCATGATCCCCGGCCAAGGAGCAGGCGGGCCTCCCGGTGGAGGACAGAGGCCACCGGGAGGCGGTGGCCAGCCACCCAAGGCCGCTGGCGGCATGAACCTGAGCTTGGGCGGCGCCAGCGCGCACGACAGCCGCGATCCCATCGTCCAGTTCGAAGCGGCTGTAGCGCGCATGCTGGAGGCCAAGGGCAAGAGGCGCAGCGATGCCCGGACCCGTTGACGCCGAGTTCCTCAAGGTGCTCACGGCGGCGATCAACGACTTCGCCAAGCACGGCTACGACAACCCCGACCGTGTCGACGAGTGGATGGAGAAGCTGCGCGAGGTGCTTGAGCGCGCGATGATGGACCCCGAGGAACTGGAGGAGAAGATCACCGAGTCGCTGAAGGCGATCTTCCAGCGGCAGGTCGAGGACGAGGGCATCCTGCGGCGTCACCCCGGCGTCGAGAAGTTCACGTTGGAGAACATCAAGCCCGAACTGCGCGAGGAGCTTGAGCGGCGCATCAAGGCCAGCGCGGCGCTGATCAAGCTGAACCGCGACGAGGCCATCGAGAAGACGCTCAGGCGCTTCGCCGGCTGGAGCACGAGCGTGCCAGCAGGTGGCACCGCCGAGCCCAAGAAACGCGACACCAAGATGGAGATCAAGCGCGGCATTGCGGGCCTCGGCTTCATCGAGCGGCGCGTCATCATCGACCAAGGCCACAAGCTCACCAGCGCCATCAACGCCATCGTGGCCGAGGGTGCGGACGCCATCGCAGGCGAGTGGCACAGCCACTGGCGGCAGCCAAACTATGACTACCGCGAGGACCACAAGGAGCGCGACGAGGTCGTCTACCTGATGCGAAACAGTTGGGCGCAGCAGGAAGGTCTGGTAAAGGCTGGACCGGCCGGCTACGTCGACGACATCACGCAGCCCGGCGAGGAGATCAACTGCCGCTGCTTCTACGAGTACATCTACAACTTGCGTGACCTGCCCGAGAGCATGCTGACCGCCAAGGGCAAGCGAGCACTGGCTGAAGTTTCACAGGAGGCATGACATGGCTGACGAACCCGAAGTCGAGACCGCCATCCCCCCGACCGCGACGTACACCTTCGCCGAATGGTGCGCGCTCGACGAGGCACTGGTCGCCGCCGACGTGGCCGACTACGACCTGTACTACAAGCCGACCGAGACGGTGATGCCGACACCGGCGCCGGGCTCAGCGTTCGCTGCCTACTACGGCCCGTCGTCCGAGCAGAAGATGGATCGCGCCACGCTCGACCTGCGCCTCCAGTCGATGAAGGATGCGCTCGCCGCCGCCGATGTCGCAGCCGGGGCGCCGCCGCCCACCGCTGACCCTGCACAGGCCGCCAGCTACGTCGCGCCTACGCCCAAGGCTTACGGCTCGGAGTAGGCGATGCGCGCCTCCGAACTGACCACGCCGCCGGTCACCACGGAGACCGGCCCGCTCGACACGCTGGAGGGTTGGGCCGCTGCCGATTCGGCGGTGGCCGCCATCGTGCCCAAGTACCTGTTCTGGCTGGGCGCCAGCGCCAACCAGTTCATGGACCGGGCGACGCTCGACAAGAACATCGCCCTGCTGGCGACCTTGCCGGCTCAGCCTGCGGCCAGCGCGGTCGTGCTCGATGGCGCTGGTGTCGTGGTTCAGTCGGTGGCCAATGTCGGCGTCGCGGGCTCGCCCGGTATCGCTCGCGTCGCAGCAGGCGCGCTGACGAAGGTCAACCTCACGGTCTAGGAGGTCGCATGGCGGTCAAGGCAATCCCCGTCGTGATCGCCGCTGGTGGTGCGCCGGTGTACGCAGGCGCCACCACCCCACGCACGATGGTCGCTCCCGGTCCCGACGTACTGCCGGGACCGGCGACACCGATCAAGCTGGTCACCGGGCGGCCCATGCTGCCCGGTCCAGCGACGCCGATGATGGTCGTGACCGGCCGACCCGTGCTGCCCGGTCCAGCGATCCCCGTCGTCTGAAGGAGATCGGCCGATGACGCTCCTGATCATCCTGCTGGTGCTGGTGCTGCTGTTCGGCGGCGGCTGGTACGGCTATGGGCGCTACGGCTACAACGGTCTGGGCGGCGTGGTCGGCCTCGTGCTGATCATCGTCGTGATCCTCGCCCTGACCGGCCATCTGAACACCAGCCTCTGAAGGAGGCCGCCATGTTGTTGATGATCCTGTTCTGGGTGATCCTCGTGCTCGCGGCCCTCGGCGGCGGGTACTACTACCGCATCCAGCCGTGGTTCCCCGGCGTCGGCGTGGTGCTGGTGCTGATCGCGCTGCTCGGCTGGAAGGTGTTCCCGCCCGGCTAAAGGAGGCCTCATATGCCGTTGCAAAGTGGGACATCGGAGGCCGTCGTGAGCAGCAACATCAAGGAGATGGTCGAGAGCGGCCACCCGCAGAAGCAGGCCGTCGCTGCGGCGATGAACAAGGCCCGCTCGGACGAGGAGCTTCCGCACCCGCTGGGCACGGAGGGCGCCGAGATCGTCGAGCGCAACTACAAGGGCGAGTTCAGCAGCGGCGGCGAGGGCGGCGAGAAAAAGGAAAAGCCCGAGCCCGAGGAGTCCGAACCGGCGCCAGTGCCCGGCTTTCCCGAGGTGGCCAAGGACGACATGGACGAGGCGCTGGCGCGCTTCGACACGATCCGCGACCAGATGCAGAAGCTCGACAAGCGCATCGACGCAGCCAGCAAGGCCGAGTTCACCACCGAGCAGTTCGACCTGATGGGCAACCCCATCGGCAAGACGCGCACCTACGGCACCGC